CCCGATAGTATTTGAACCGGGTGCAATAGAAACATCCCCGACAGTAATTGAAATACCATTTGCAACAAGTGTTGCGGTTGTTACAAGTGGATTTTCGGTTGTTCCGATTGAATTACCAGTAGCGTCAGCTAATGATACCAATGGAAGAATAGATTGAACGGGTTCAAATTCGCCATTATTACCAAAAGGATTGCCTGGACGAGCCAATCCAATTGTATCCACCATAAGGACGGCGGCATACGGAATTTCATCGCGATTCTGAACTGCATTTGCGGCGGCCATTATTTGTCCTTAACTTGCAGGACCAAATGTCAAAATATTAGTCGCAGTTGTTCCAGTCGCCATAACGCGACTAATCATGAAATTTGTAATGTATTGTCCACCCGGAAAACTCTTAAAAGTTACGGGAACAGGTGTAGGTTGATTTTCTTGAGCAAGAGGCATAACTGTTATATCGCCAGTTGTTCCAACGTAAAAACCGAAACGAGTATATTTTACTGTGTCGCTCGGAGTACAAGGCTGTGCGTCCTCAATAGTTAGAACTGGTGTAGCCATTTAATTCTCCTGAAATAGTTCTCTTTATATTTATCGTAGCGCAGAAAACCCCGTCTTCTTCAGAGGCGGGGATGAAGAAGCCTACGGGTCTTCATCCTTTAGGTAGTTCACTTAGCAAAACCTTACCTATAAGGAGGCTGACTTCCTTTTTTACCCCATGGACGCATCCATAATGAAGAAGGGCGGTCGTAATCCAACATCTTCTTATATAATCCAACGGCATGTTCAGATATTCTTTGGGCGGTTGCAGCATCGGCGGCAGCAACACCTTGATCGTCCATTAAACGATCCGCCAAATTATACATAATGGCTTCTTGCCATTCTACTGGAACATCTACCGTATCACTGGCCTGTGTAACATCCAATACTGATCTTGCAGCCGTAAAGTTCAATGTGCCACCCATTGTTGGAGGCGGATACAAATAAAGATTTGAAGCATTTTCTTGTCTATCAAACATTATAATAGACGGACCAGAATTGCTTCCATTCAACTTGTTTGGTAATGTTTGATAATCAATATAGCTATAAACCATCATTGGACGCTCATACAGATTTGGTTCTGGCTGCACAACCCAACGCGCCTCTTCAAGTCCGAGAATTAATGGACTTATGGTAACAGGATTTCCCGGTGTTCCCTGATTATCTGTAACAGTTACTGAATATTGTGTTTGACGATATATGTTAATACCATCTGCCTGCATACCTTTGAGCATAAGGTTTAGAGCAATAATTCCTTGCTCTAATTCATCAGCAGTTGGAACATTTCCACTTGGTAATACACCAAGAATACGCATAGCTCTCGTAATAAACTGACCAGCATTTAGAGAATATGTTGTAGTTGTAGGTGTAGTGTTTGTCATACGAATATTTATTGCTACGATTCAATAACTGAAACATAGCTATTATAACCACTGGGTAGAACAGCCGCATTTACAACGGAGCAAAGAACTTCCAAAGTAATACTCGCTACTCGTGCGTTTGAAATATTAAAAGTAGGTGCTTCAGCCGTAACACTGACAACTTGTGCATTTGAACTATTTGTACCTACAACCTCCGCAATGGTGCTATATTGATACGCGGGTCCAGTAATCGGGATGCCAATCGCATTCGCAACATTCAACATCGCGGTTTGAAGATCAGCAGCACTTAAATTTTCTGGGAATGCAACAACAGCAGCCATCAAATAATAGCTATTAATACCTGCTACCCCGCTATCCCCATCAGCCCCTATTCGCGATGTCGTCGTAATTGTATCCGTAGGATATGTTAGATTTGTAGGATAGGTTGGGGTTGAAAAAGGATAGGCTGAACTCCCGTAGTAAGGATAAGAAACAGTTGGAAGAGTATCTAATGTTCCGCCACTTGACCATCCATTGGGACTTGTCCAGGTTATTAGGTAATCTTGCTCCCCACTATACGTTAAAGTAGATTGCGTACCACTTAAACCTACATTCCAAACCCCAAATACATTATTAACAGTTCCAAGCGAAACACTATTTGTACCCGTTGTAAAGGGTGTGGACAATAAGCTTCCATACTGCTGATTATTATCATAATTATTGAAGGCTATTATTACGCTGAACGGGTTTGGTGCCCATGAAGTCGGGGCAATGAGCATTTGCTGATTGAATTGAAGGGCGGCGCGACCGAACATTGTCGCCGTCAAAGCACCCGCTGTAACAATTTGTGGCTGTAGGCTCGTATTCGCTTGAACAGCATTATTTCCACTATTGTTTTGATTATACCATGTTGTAACATATGCGTTTGTGTTCGCCGCAAAAGATAGAAGCGTGCTGGTATCAAGATTTCCCGAGACAATTCCCACATTTGCAATTGCATTGTCAATACTTCTACGCACCTGAATTAGAGGTCCAGTATACGAAGGATCAAGCTGGTTTAGAGCAAAAGCCAATGTTGGGGTATTTGATATTCCAAGAAATGACATAATAATTCCTTATTGCGACAGTAATTGACCAATGAGGCAATTGTCCACACCAGATACTGTCCATACCGCATTTGTATTTGGATCAACTGGATATATTGAAACATAGTGTTGGTAAGAATTAGTCAAAGCCGCATTTGATCCCGCGACTTGTGTTGAACCAGACTGAATCAAAGGTGTAATAACTCGTGTCCCCGAATCTTGTTTATCCGCAATCAAATGAACCTGCACAGCAGAAATGGCAGTCGGATTTCCAACTAATGGTTTAATATTGTAGAGATCAATATCCCCAACAGTTTGAGTATCAACGTATGTATTGGTTTGCACGGGGACAGAATTGATCTGACTCCAATTAGATGCCCCGGTAGATGACCATGTAATACTTTCATCAGCTTTTACAGCCAATGTTTCCACGCGTCTCTCCCCTACCCTTACAGCAGTGTTGGTCACATAGATATCGTCAAAGTAACCGGGGGAAATATAAAAATTAGTGCTTCCCAATACAAAAGTATCACAGGGCGCAGTTCCAGTTGTCCCAGAGTAACTTATAGTCGGGGTACCATCTTGATAAAGTGTTGCGGAACCACTTACCCCGATTGTTAAAACCAATTCAAGGAAAACCCAAGCCCCTGGTGTAACCACAGTGTTTGAAGTCGCGACAGGATTTGTAATAGAATTAACCCAAAGAAATGGTTGGTAACTTGTATTGATACCTATCCCGCATATACCTGTTGTCGCCCCTTCACCCTCATTACTACCCGTAGGACCCCCCTCAAAATAAGCAAATACATTGTATGCCTGTGTAATACCTGTAGTTTGAGGCTGATATGACATGCCTGTTGTTAAAGTATAGGTACCAAAAAACACAGGGGTTAGGGCGAATTGAACAGAACCATTGAAATTTGAACTCGGTAAAATGTAAAGGGCTTGACCCCCATATCTACCAGCAACAAAACTTGTATAGCCATATCCTCCAGTTGACAGCCAACGTGCCTGAAGACCTTCTGAGGTAGAGTTGATATTATCGTATGTGTCAAAACCATCAATTAATAGGTAGCTCATATTGTCTCCTATTAAGCAACTAATTGCTGCCCGATTACTACTGCATTCACCGAATTTGCTGTCCAAGCTGATCCAGTATTCGGGTCAACATTGTAGACACTTACATAATGTTGATAAGAGTTTGTCAGAGCAGCATTCGCCCCCACAACTTCTGTTGAACCTGATTTAATAACTGGGGCAACTATTCTTGTACCCACATCTTGCTTTGATCCCACAATATGAAGTTGAACCGCAGAGATAGCAGTCGGGACACCAGTCAAATGATTTACATTATACAAGTCAGTCGCCCCGATTGTCTGTGTATTGACGTTTGTAGAAGGGCTTGCTTGAACAGGGACAGAGTTTATCTGACTATAATTTGAACTTGCATTTGAAGCCCATGTCACAGAGTTATCAGCGTTTACAGCCAAAGTCTGAATACGACGCTCCCCGACTCTTACAGCAGTATTTGTTACATAGATATCGTCAAACCAACCGGGCGGGACATAGTAATTAGTTGCCCCAAGATTCAAAGTATCCGCAGTTTGAACCCCAGTATTTCCAGTAACACTCGCAACCTGAACCCCATCTTGATACATTATCAGTGAACCAGTTGTAGAGTTTATTGTCCCAACCAATTCAAAATAATGCCAAGAACCCGAAGGCATAGCTGTTGCAGAAGTCGCACCAGCTATTGGTAGATTTGGCTGGAGATTGTTATAAGATTTTTCATAAGAACCCACGTAAATGTAGGGTTGTTGACTCGGGTTAATTCCAATCCCCAATATTCCAGCAGATGGAGAAGAGTTGGCTCCCCCATTCAACAAAGAAAACATAATAATGTTGGGCGGAGTAACAGCAGCCATGTAATAAGCCAGACCAATACAGAATGTGCTTGTCCCCGACCCCACAGGTGTCAAAGCAAACTGAACTGCCCCGTTGAAGTTAGAACTTCCCTGCGCTTGAATACATTGTCCCCCGAATCGTCCCGACCCAGTATTGTAATTACCATAGCCACCTGTTGACAGCCAACGACCTTGAAGACCATCTGCTGAACCGTTGATGTTTGGATATATTTCAAAACCTTCAATTAATAGATAGCTCATATGCGGACTCCACTGAAGGTCATAGCCAATGTATTCGCGTTGTATAGGTTAGATGGGGTAACAACTTGAAGTTCATCCCCCGCTGCGAAACTGACATTTGAGGTAAATGTCGCATTCCCTACGGTTGAGTTATTGAATGCAATTGAACCAATCGCCCCGCTATTCTTGTTCACAGTCAACGTAACACTACCAGAAGGGGCTTGTTGCCAGCTAAATGCAGAGTTTGTAAGATTGACGGGGAGTTCATAATTTCTTACAGCATTGAAGGCGAATATTGTAGAATTCGCGGGGGGTGTCCCGAAGAATCCCATTGAAATATCGTAACCTGTATAAGTTACAGAGTTTTGAATAAGAAGATCGGCTAATATTTCAAGAGTTCCTACACCAAGTCTGTTAATCAATACAACATCAGTGTTTGTGATATAATTTGTGCTTGGATACTGTCTAAACGTAGGCATAATATGCTCCTTACTTCAATGGATTTGTTTGTGGAGGCATATTGTTCGCATTCTGTGTTGGAGCAGGAACAAGCCCAGTAATTATTGTGTAATCATCAGCCAAAGTATAAGCGTTGGCTACATAAGGTTCTCCAATAATCAATTGCGGAGATAATGCGCCCGGACTTGCGCCCGGAACTAATTGACCAGTGGTTACAATTTGGTTGCCCGGACCACCTAATAGACTTGAATCATCTTGCAAACGATCAGAATTATCTTGAGGTGGTCTTGCATCAACAAATGGAACACCTTCTGGAAATATATTTGGAGGAGTCATCTGCGGCGGACGTGGGTCAAGACACTTTGCGTCAACCTTTAAACCAGTCCATTCAGTCATCATTTCAGACCTGCGAAACCTTTGTGAACACCTGTCGCATGTAAACCAAGCGTTTCCGGATATCCAATTGTCTCTGGTAAAAGATGTGGTTGTAGATCGCATGCCTTTATTTATCGTGATTAGATGATAAGGCAGAATCATGCACAAATAAAAAAGGGGTTCTTCCTTTTGAGAAAAACCCCTTTAATAATTTAACCAGTGCTGTTATCAGACACCCGGCGTGCCGAACAAGCAACGCCAGTCGCCAACGGCAGGTGTCAGACGGGCTGTAACCTTGAGCTTGGCGTTCTCGGTGTCAAATTCACCGTCGCGCTCAATCTCTGGTTTACGGCGCCAAATGGTTTGCAGACCGTTTTCACCTTGCAGGTCGGTTTGCATGAACCATGCTTGAGTCGTCTCAACACCAAAGTAACGGTTAGTCAAAGCACCTTCAGGCAGTAAATTCATTGCCTTTACTGCGTTTATATCGTTGTTAGCACTATTGGTGCGAAGCTGCGACTGTAGAACGCGAGTAGCATTGAACATATCGGCAGCAGAAACAATAAGACGCTTTGGAGCAATATTGACGGGCAGACCACGACTATTGACAGCCAAGTAAACACGCTTAATCATATCTTCCAGAGAAGCTTCCGAGAAGTCTGCGTTCACAGTTGGTAAGTTGGACTGATAGCCGCTCAAGGTTTGGTGAGTAGCGGAAAGCAGAGGCGATCCGTCACCATACACATAAGAGTTGCTGAAACCGTTGATGAACACGTTGGCGTGCAAGTATTCAATGGTCGTCTTCATAGACCAAGCGAGGTTTTTCGCGCGATCCATAACCAACTTCACATACAGGTTATCTTCCATTTCTTCACGAGACACAGCCGCACCCAGACCATAGGTCGTGTGCTGGAAGGTTGAAACATAACCCTCCTGATCGGTGTCATAAGTGATTGGAGACGATTCGTTTTTGACGCGAGCCAGACCAAAGGTGGTGCCTTCAGCCAGACGCTCGGTTGCGTATTCGCCTTCTGATTGGTAGAAAATTTGAGAATAGATGTCTTCAAATTGTTCGTATTGCGTACCAAACCACGCATGCACACCGGGCCAAAGGGCATCAGGATGCAAACCACGAGTAATTACAGATGCCATTTAATGGACTCCTTAAATATGTTAGATGCCAACCTGACCACTACCTTCGGTTGAACTGTTCAGACGAACAATAACCTTGGCATAGGCAGAAGATGGGCTGTTATTTGTGACAGAATCGAAGCCAACAATTACAAACTGTTGTGCATCAGTGTCGGTAACGGAAGCATTGGCGAGAACAGTTCCAGACCAACCCGTTGCGGTGCTCGGAGCATTGTAGGTCATGGTCACACCCTTACCAATTGCGGACAATGGCAGAATGTTTGTGCTGTCAACCTGAACCGAGAATTCGGTAGAAGGATCATCAGCAACCATGACATAATAATCTTGGCTTGTGCTTGCGGGACGGATCAGAGGACCAAAGTTCATCGGAATGATCGGGGTCGTAATATTTGCACCTGCTGGAGCAACACCAATAACCGATGTAACAACACCAGTAATCGGAGCAGCACCGCCCGAAGTTGCGTTGGTTGCAAAAGAAGCGAGATCAACACCTTTGCACAGACCGCTCGGGGAGGTTGAGCCAGCGATTTTAACGACGGCATCACCAACGGCAATCGCGTTTGCAACCGAAGCGGGAACATAGTACATGCGCTGAGATTCGTTAGGAACTGCGGCGCCATGAAGACGGTCGGGACGAAGACCGTATGGAGAGTTGGTATTTGCCATCTAAATTGGCTCCTTATTAATAGTTATCTGCGGCCCGTAGGACCAACATGTTTAGCAGCACCCCCAAGGGTGTTTTTACCGACTGAATACAGACCCTTTGTGTTGAGTCCGTTTTGATTACCAAGAGCTTGAACATCACCCTCACGGACAATACCTGCCATCATATCTTCACGACGACGGACACCGACTTCTTGGTCATTTTCCCACCAGTCGCGACGCTTCTTCATCAGATATCCGCGTTCCGCGTTTCCATACTGGTCGCGTCCTGCTGCTACTGATAATCTTTGCGAAGATTCACAAACAAGTGGAGTTGATTCTGCGTTAAAATTCTTGATTTCGTCTGTTGATACAAAATCGTAGTCTTCCATAAACGCGTGATGAATACGGTTGCCAGCATCATCAATTACATAGCGGTAGACAAACTTATCCAGATCAAGTTGATCTCGTTCTAAAAAGTCCATCCGAAAACCGCCATTCATGCGATCAAGGGTTTCCGGCTTACGACGACCACGCTCGCTTGCAATAGCGGTGGCGCGATCTGGTCTTGCGCGGTTTGTGTTTACTTCAACTTCAGACATTACTTTAATTCCTTATGGTAAGATTTTGCTACAGATTCGCGGTGTTTATTGATGTCAATATTTGGAAAAGTTGAAGCCATTCTCTTGACCATTGGATTTAGAGACGCTTTAACATCGCTGGGTAAACTGTCCCACCCATCTTTGGGGCGAGTGTTTGTTCCGCGATTTCCCGGTTGAACACTTGGTGCAACACGATCTGGCAATTTCTCGGTCTTGGTTTCTTGAACACGATTGGCGTAATAATTAGGTGTCAATTGACTCATTTGGTCATCAACAGCCTTCAATTGCGCTTTTGTATCCAATCCTCTATTATATGCTATTTGAGCAATCTGAACTGCCAATTGTGCGGCGTTCGGATCAGAGTCAAACCAAGGATTTTTTTGTCTCCAAG